CATGGCGTATAACCTGCAATCGTCCCCAGCAGAAATATGCAACAGCTTCGGTATTAAGGGTATAGGTATATTTGCATTCTCTGCAATAGCTGATGTAGTTTCTGGTAAGAAGGAGAACTTTAAAGGTAAGGCCTACCCCAGTACCTTTAGACGGTATGTGTGGGACGCGCTCGAAATAGTCAACAGAGACAACGGACTAGACTTCCTAATCCGATCTAGAAGAGGTAGTCAGAATTTACGCAGAAGACTATTTGGTTCTACCGTAGTTACACTGACAGGGCGTGTACGAGGTTCAGCAGAGTACACAGAATCCTGCAACACCCAGTTCCAAGGATTGGCCTCAGATGGTGCAAAACTAGCACTGTACGAGGTATCACAAGTGTACCCAGTGGTTGCGTTCATACATGACGAGCTAGTGGTTGAAGTCCCTACCGAAGGGGCGGGACTTCATTTAGACAGGGTGGTTAAAATGATGGAGACACAAATGGATAGAGTCCTATTTGGTATTGTGGAGTCTAAAGTAGAAGCACAACTAAGCGCAACATGGAGTAAAGCATGACCCCTAAAGAACTAGATGTAATTAAAAACAACTCAAACGCATGGTGCTTACCTGATTCAGGCGCACGCCAAACATTCACCAGTGGGAGTGTACGAGACACACAAGAGAATAAGGGTAGGTATGACCTACTCCCGTTCTGCGCTCTAGAACGGATAGCAATCCACACCGAACACGGTGCAAAGAAATATGGGGATCGCAACTGGGAGAAGGGACAACCTGTCTCCAGGTACCTCAACAGTGCGATTAGGCACATCACAAAATACTGCATGGGACGCAAAGACGAAGATCATCTAGCAGCAGCGTGCTGGAACCTGATGTCAGCTATGTGGACTATGCAAGAAATAGAAAATAAAAACCTGCCCATCGAACTAGGAGAACACTATGAAAGAAGACTTTACTGGGGACAACAATGCGGGGAAAAAGAACCGGATGTCACCACACAAAATTGTAAAAAAGGAGAGACGGTTACAGGCAATCTCCATGCGTAAAAGAGGCCTAACTTATGCAGAAATAGGCCGAGAAATGGGTGTTTCACGACAAGCTGCGTACTCCTATGTAGAGCGCGAATTTACCTCCATGCTGAAAGAGGGTAATATAGTAGCTGAAAAGGCGTTATCTCTTACTTTAAGTAGATTTGATGAGCTTTTAAAGGTGTACTATGAGGAGGCAGTTAAAGGAAATAGAGAATCTTTAAATTCTGCGCTTGCAATCATTGATAGGCAGGTTAAATTACTCGGAATAGAAGCCCCAAAACGGACCGAATCCACGGTCACCTATCAGAATATGTCGGACCAAGAACTAGCGCAACAGGCATCAATGTGGGGTATAACCTACACACCTGACCAGCTAGAACTTAAGCCTGATATCCCAGAACGGTAGTTTTATAGCCCGGTGGTTTCTATACCTTTACAGAAAGTGTCTATCATGCCTTGTTCAGTAATTTCTATGCCCGGTAAAGTAACAACCCTCGTAGTTGAGCACACCTCAGGTGAAACCACTAAGACGGTAGATGTTAGATATACGGATGATGGTTGCGTGATAGCCCTTTACAATGCTGAAACGAAAACATTAGAAGACGGCATAACCTTAGACCACACTCAAATGTCAATCGTTATTGCGTGTCTAAGTGCGAATGGGTTTAACTTTTAGATAACTTTGAATTAAATATTCAATAAAATACCCGCCTTAAAAGCGGGTATTTTTATTTAAATTATTATTCATTTTAAAATCGAAATCAATTTTAGATTTAACCTAGACTTTAGTCTACTTTGAAATATTATAAATATTATTACTTTGTAACTAAAATGAGTTATTGATGCACGCTCCCCAAATTATCCCCGGCACTATTTATAATTCTAGGGTAAAAGGTGCAAAAATGTTACTGCGTGTCACCCATATCAAGCTAGCGGTGTTCCCCAGCCGTAAGGGAGTGGCTTGGCGCACCGTCTACCACGCAAAAGACATCGACACTGGGAAGCTGTATAAGCTCCGCACCGCTGCACATTTTCTTGAGGAAATTCTTCTAATTGATGGCAATAAACCCAGGTCCCCAACGAATAACTAGTAGGCCCATATCACAGGCTAGCAGAGGTATGCGCCCTGCACTGCCCCATGTCTCAACCTGGCGCACATATGGGGGCGGGAAACCCCCTAAAGGTCACGAAAACCGCCTAAAAGTGGCGAAAACTGACTACAACGACCTAGACCCCCAAAAACCTCAAAAACACATCTAAAACCCCCATCTTATCATAAACCTGCCCTTTTTTGGCGCATGGCCTAGGATGGCCCTAAATTGCACGATCTCAAAAAAACAGCCTAGGTATCAACCCGGTGCACTTTGTACCCAAATTCGCATTCAAGCTGTTACATATTGCACCCAGGTAGAGACATGGAAAGCTGGTGCATTCATATCTCCAGTAGCCACACATATAGTGTAGAGGGTTTTAAGCTGTTACAAAATTATTTTGTAATTTATTTTTTTGAAGTGTTGACTTTGTATATACCTGATCATATCCTTACATTGTGTTAACCGCTACATTGTAAAAAAGGAGCAAAGTTATGAATGTTTTAAATCAGTTGATTAAAGTTCGGGTTAGCCTGGTTGATGGGGATTTTAAATACCCCTTCGAGGAGTTCACAATAGCTGGCCTCACCTATAGTGGGACCCTGGTTGTAGATACCGTAACCAATTGGGAGATGGATGAAGCTGGGGAAGATTCCTTCTCGATTGAGTGCACTCAATTTAAGGGCATCAACCACTTTCAACGCTTGGACCTGATTACAGGTGACTATAGCCCAATAGATACCACTACTGATGCAGGGCGCGCACTTATGACAGTTGTGGGCATGGCCATCATTGATGAGCCAGCCCATTTATCTACTGAAAACCGTTTTCAACTTTCAATGAATAAGGGAGCATAAACCATGATTAATTTAGAAGTTAGCTATGCAGAATTCACTATCATACGAACCGCCTTTAACCGACTTAACAACCAATATTGGGAACAAAAGGGGCAAATTAGGGATAAACTCCGTGAAGGCGGATTACCTGCTTACCACACAGCAAAATTGTACGATTTACTTCGTTCAGTTAATGAGCAAATGGAGTCCACAGCTAGGCTCGAAAACAGAATTAGCCACGCAGTATCTAACCAAACCGGGGAGGGCATGTAATATGAAAATCTTAATTGAGATAAATATTGATAATGCAGCATTTGAGCCAAACACATGCGCAGAGGTATGCAGAATACTGCAAACCGTTATCACGGCTGGTGACCATGGCAGCTATCCCAATCACATGGAACTAGACATTAACAACTTTAAAAATGAATACGATCTAGACCAGGTCAGAAGGATTTCTGAACTGCCATCAGAACCCCAAAACATAATGACGCTGCGTGATTCTAACGGCAACAAAACAGGTACCGTGGATTTTAAATACTAAACCTAATAGGAGCTATGACAATGAAAGAGCCAGAGATTTTTCAAACCCAGATAGATAGAAAAGTAAACTTTGTTCACAATGCAGCAATTTACTGCAAATATTACGGACCAACTAGCAGAAGAGGTGCACTCATTGGGGTGCAGCGCAGAGGTGACACGGGGGAAAAGATAAGCTATTACCCTTACTCCAGTGATCTAGACTTGTATGAAAATTTCGAGCAGCGGGCGAGGAATTTTGCAGATAAAATTGGGTGGGGTGGTAATCTAATAGGTTCCATGGCTTGTAATGGAGCAGTATTTTTAATTCTAGATTTTAAAGGAATCCCCCGCAATGAAACCAAATAACAGAGTACCTATTCAGACATTCCGGCTAACCCCTCAGGATGATGCACAGATCGAGCAGATTCAAAAGGAGTATGGACTAACATCCAAGGTTGCTGCGATTAGATACAGTCTAAACGCAGTAGTTAAAATAATAAATAAATCTAATAGGAAGACTTGACTACGGTATACACTCGGTGTATACTAATAATGTGTTGATTAAAACTTTTTTTATGGAGTGCTGAAAATGACTATTGCAGAATTCAAGGAACGCAAGTTGCAGCTAATTGCAGATTCAATGAAAAGATCTGATGCAAACAAGCTCAGGTTTGACTTGGTTAACCAAGATATTAAAAAACGCCTTAAATTGGGTCTGGATATATTAGAATGCGAACAACTTAGAGCACAACTTTTTAGGAGGGCTTAACATGGATAATGATAGAATTGCTTATAATTTTGCAGTAGGTTCCCAAGGGTTTGAAGGGTCGTTTGAAGATTTTAAAAACCTGCCTGAGGAGGAGCGCAATGAATACGAGGAGGGTTCCAATGGTGCAGGTAATACTACCCCCAGATCTGATGCTTGGCATACAGGGTATGAACATGCTAGCAGGGGTGGATATATAATAGACAACCCGTATGCTCGAGAATTATGGACACACGACCAATGGTATCTAGGTTGGAGGGAGTATATAATTACAAACACTTTAGGTAATGGGGAGCCTATTAATAAACCTGATGAATATGAGGGGTGGTATGATTGTGTAAATGATAGATACGACCCAACAGGGGAAGTCCCTTACAGGGATGAAGCTGATTTTTTGGACATGTGTAAACAAAATTGGGGTGAGATAGAATGCCCCGACCTGACACATGATATTGATGGTAAAATTTATGCTGTTGACATCGATGGCAAAAGAGAACTAGTACTAGTCAAGAGGGTAAAAAAAGAATTAGATTGACAGCTATTAATTACCAGGTTAAACTATCTATAGAAATAAGGTCGGCTTCAGCCGATCTTATTTCATTTACACAGCTAATTGGAGAATGCAGAGGGCCTCAGCCCGTCAGCATTCTCTAACTAGAATAAATATTAGCAATCTAAATAATAAAAGCCCAGGAGCATTAAAGCTCCGGGCTTTTACTGTTTAACCACTAGTCGATTAACCTGCATATGATAAATCGCGCATGACACTTTTAGTAAATCGCAATGTGCCCTTCTCTAGTGAACCTGAATCAACAATAGAACCATCTCCACATTCAATAACCCAGTGCATTAAATCACCTCGATGATGATTTATATTTGCAATAAATGCGTACATTTTCAGTAAATTTAGTTGCCAATCACACTGATAATCACTACCATCTTTAAAGATAACATTTATCCTAAATGTACCTTTTTTTGCATCTCGTTTCATGTTTCGTACTCCGTTACTAGTTACAGTTCTCAACACTGCAACAATGTAGCATAATTCATTGGGTTCCACAATGCAGATTGATCATAGAAAAGAAATGATACAACGACTAGCAAACGCACATGCTATTGCAGAGGTTGCCAGTGCAAGAAGTATTAAAGGTTACTTAGATTCTGTGGTAATAGACTCCAGGCCTGAGCCTAGAAGATTTAAGGATATCGCGCACGATTGGCAGTGGAAGAGATTAGATTATATGACTCCACCAATAGAAGCTTTATGCGGTTTAAGGCCTGAATACCATGGCCCTAGAAACACTTGGGAAACCCTACCCCGTGGACATGATAAGACTACTGGGCTTGCAAGGTTATGCAATTGGGTGTTGGCATTTAGTCGTAAACCTGTAGAAATTGTAGCTGCTGCTGCTGACTTTGACCAAGCTGCACTATTGGTTGAGAGCATGAGTGCAGAAGCTCGACTAAATCCATGGCTAGCCAAAAGAATTACCTATGGTGCAAAAAGAATTAAAGGCCCAGGTGGTGTATTAAAAATATTAACTGCGGATAGTGCAACATCATTTGGATTGCGTTGCGATCTAGTGGTTTGCGATGAGGTAACACATTGGAAAAAGCGTGATCTGTGGGACACACTTTGGAGTGGTAGACAAAAACGCCCTGGGTCAGTATTTGTTGTGATTACTAATGCAGGTACACTTGGAAGCTGGCAGCATGAGATAATAGAAACAGTAAAAGAAGATTCAACCTGGACAGTGTACGAAGCACCTGGACAACTCACTAGCTGGATGGACCAAGAAGCTATTCAAAGAGATCGTGCATTATTACCCAATGGTGTTGCTAGGCGTGTGATAGATAATGTGTGGATTGATCCTTCAGAAGAGTCAGGCTATCTCACAAGGAGCGATATAGCTATTGGTTCTACACTGGGTCAAGAACTAAACCTGCAATACACCACCGTAGGTCTGCATGGCATAGAGTATGTAGCCAGTGTTGATTATGGTGCTAGAAAAGATAGGACTGTTATGAGTGTAATGCATCGCAATCAAGATGGTGTTTATGTGCTTGACAGGATGGACATAATACAAGGTACACCAGAGCACCCTGTAAGTATTGCCAGTGTTGAAGATTGGTTAGAGAGTGTAATAAACAACTATAATAACCCACTAATTGTGGTTGATCCATGGCAGATGGAGGGCACCGTACAGAAGTTTGAAAACCGTTCTAGGGTTGAAAGATTTGATGGCCGATCAGGTAAAAAAAACTATGAGATGGCAGAGCTATTGCGATCATTACTAGTGAATAGACTACTCGCATGGTATCAGAATCCTGCACCGTTAGTTGTTGGCAAAAAGCGTGAATGTTTACCAGATGAATTAGCTGCCCTCATAATTAAGACAAGCGGGAGTGCATATAGGTTTGATCATACATATCTGTTGCATGATGATCGCACTGTGTCAATGGGGATGTGTCTTGTAACATTAGCCGGACAAAGTATATCTCCAATGTGGGTTAAACCAACTGAGCTAATTAAGACAGAGCAAGTAGACTATTCAATTCGAAAAACTAATTTCAATGGCATGTTCGGACTAGACTTAAAACAATCGGTGCCAGTGCGAAAAATATTCGGCTGATGTAATCACGCACATAACTAGTCTTAATATATTCAAACTAGTATTATGCACCAAAGCCTATGTTTATAGGTGTTTGGTGATAGCCCCGCACATTAGAGACAAACTTAGGTGTAATATATATTTTATTATTTATAAATATATTGCACCTAGTTTTATCCGGTATTATTTATATGAGCGCACACCTATTAGCTACATCGCGTGTCCACTATTATTTATCTCGCACCCTATTAGAGATAAAGCTAGTATTAATATATGAGTACGGCGAAATGTCACGAAAAGTGACGAA